CGAAGGTGACCTGTCTGCCTTCCTTGGCCGTGTGATTATGAGCGCTGAAGCGCACGTCTGCCCGTCGGACGATGAATGACTTTCGTTCACCTGCACAATCACACTCAATACAGCATGCTTGATGGAGCGTCCCGACTCGGGGCGCTCTTTTCATCTGCTGCCGAGATGGGCATGCCAGCCATCGCCATGACCGACCATGGCAACGTGCACGGCGCCTACGATTTCTGGGAGACGGGCCAGAAGCACGGCATCAAGCCGATCATCGGCATGGAAGCCTATGTGGCGCCAGGATCCCGATTTGATCGAGCACCGGTCCGATGGGGATCGGGTGGTAAGGATGATGTCTCAGGCCGTGGCGCATACACTCATATGACGCTGTACGCGTCTAGCAATGAGGGTCTGCACAATCTCTTCAGGCTGTCGTCCAAAAGCTTCTCAGAGGGCATCTACTACAAGCCTCGGATCGATCTGGAGCTGTTGGCTGAGTACTCGGCCGGCATCATCGGTACGACTGGCTGCCCATCAGGTGCCGTGCAGACACGCCTTCGTCTCGGGGATCCTGATGCCGCAGCGATGCACGCGGCGGAACTGAGTGACATCCTCGGGGTCGGCAATCTGTATGTTGAGCTGATGGATCACGGGCTAGAGATTGAGAGCCGTGTCAGAAACGGACTGCTGACTGTTGCCAGTCGTCTTCAGCTTCCACTGCTGGCAACGAACGATAGCCACTTCGTCAAGTCTGAAGACGCTGCCGCTCACGATCTCCTTCTGTGCATCGGCACTCAGTCAACGCTAGATGCCGAGGATCGATTTCGGTTCAACGGCGAAGGCTACTACCTTCGCTCGCCGGCCGAGATGCGTCATCTGTTTCGCGAACTGCCGGAAGCATGCGACAACACGTTGACGTTGGCAGAGCGATGCAACGTCACCTTTGAGTCGCAGGATCTCACGCCAGTCTTTCCTGTTCCTGAGGGATGGACGGAAGAGCTGTACTTCAGGACGGAGGTCTATCGCGGTCTTCAAGTTCGGTATCCGCGCGGGATCCCGCGCGACAGGATCGACAGGGCGGAGTACGAGCTTGGCGTCATTGGCAAGATGGGTTTTGCGTCCTACTTCCTGGTTGTTGCTGATCTCATCCGATTTGCTAAATCGCGCGGGATTCGCGTTGGCCCAGGTCGCGGATCGGCTGCCGGATCTCTAGTCTCGTATGCTCTGGGCATTACGGACTTGGATCCGATCGTTCATGGACTCCTCTTTGAGCGCTTCCTGAATCCTGAGCGCGTCTCCATGCCCGATGTGGACATGGACTTTGATGACCGACGGAGAGGAGAAGTGATTGAATATGCCGCGCAGAGATGGGGCGGCGACCGAGTTGCCCAGATCGCCACGTTTGGTTATATCAAGGCGAAGGCTGCGCTCAAGGACAGCGCTCGTGCACTCGGACTCGGGTATGATCTCGGCGACAGTCTCAGTAAGGCTTATCCACTTCCGATCATGGGTAAGGATGCACCGCTTGAGTGCGTTTACTCTCGCGAACATGTTCGTTATGGTGATGCTGGGAAATTCCGAAAGCTGGTTGAGACTGACGAAGATGCAAGGCGCGTCCTTGATCTCGCGTATGGAGTCGAAGGACTGATCAGGCAGCCTGGGGTTCACGCTGCCGGCGTGGTCATCAGTCGAGAGCCCCTGATCGATCACATCCCGCTGTGGAGCCGGTCCGACGGCTCTGTTGTGACCCAATTCGACTACCCCACGTGCGAAGCACTCGGCCTGTTGAAGATGGATTTCCTCGGCTTGGCAAACCTGTCGATCATTGATGACTGCTTGAAGGAGGTGAAACGAAATCATGGTCGAGATGTTGACCTGCTGCGACTACCATTGGATGATCACGCGACTTTTGCACTGCTGTCCGCAGGACAGACGCTTGGAGTTTTCCAGCTTGACTCAGGCCCCATGCGGAAACTTCTTCAGCGTATGCGCCCAACTCAATTTGCGGACATCAGCGCTGTCCTTGCTCTCTACCGTCCTGGACCAATGGGTGTCAAAGCGCACTACGCGTACGCGGATCGGAAGAACGGAAGAGAGCCAATTGACCCCCTTCACCCTGAGCTGAGCAACGCTCTCGATCCGATCCTGTCGCCAACCTATGGCGTCATCGTGTATCAGGAACAAGTCATTGCTGCGGCGCAAGCCGTGGCCGGCTACTCAGTGGGTCATGCTGACCTTCTCCGGAAGGCCATGGGCAAGAAGAACAAGGAAGTCCTTGACAAGGAGTTCATCCCGTTCTCTGATGGGATGAGATCCAATGGATACTCGGAAGACGCGATCAGCGTCCTGTGGGAAACCTTGGTCCCTTTCGCCGACTACGCATTCAACAAGGCGCACGCATCGGCGTATGGGCTCATCAGCTACTGGACTGCCTACTTGAAAACGCACTATCCGGCCGAGTACATGGCTGCGGTGCTGACTGGTGAGATTGGTAAGGCTCCCGATAAGGACAGTACGTCTCTGTATCTGTCTGAGTGCCGGCGCATGGGCATCGAAGTCAGGACACCGGACGTCAACGGATCAAACGCCACCTATACGCCGACGCCTGAAGGCGTCATCCTGCACGGCCTTGGGGCCGTGAAGGGTGTGGGAGTGGCTGGAGATCTGATTACGGCAGAGCGGGACGCGTGGGGCCCGTATCGGTCCCTTCCTGATCTGCTTGCCAGGGTAGGGACTGGAGTCATGAACAAGCGCGTAGTTGAGGCCTTGGTTGCCGCTGGCGCCCTTGACGGTTTGGGCACACGATCTTCACTTCTGGAGCAGTACGAAGCCGTCGGTGACGTCATCGGTGACATCGCGAAGCGGGAGAAATACGGACAGAAGACTCTGTTCGGCTCAGGACTTGTGTTGCTGACGTGAAACTTGACGCTTGACACCCGCTGCTGGCGGGTGCAGGATCTTCACATCAGAACCGATCAGAACCGATCGGCGAATGACATCGATGGGCGCTCATCCTCGACCCGTGGGCGCCCATTTTCAACCGCAGTTACTTGACGCTTGACAGGAGTCACGAGTGAGCGAGAACAGCAAGACGACCATCCGGAAGTTTCGTCGCCAGGACGAGACGAAGGTGTCCCGCAAGGACATGGAGAAGTACCGGACCACTCAGCGCCGGCTGGCACGGCGGATCAAGGCGCTCACCAACTCGACCATCTGAAAGGCATTCGGATCATGGTCATCACCATCGAAGACATCATCAAGCGGATCAAGCGATTCAAGGGTTACGAGATGTATGAGAAGGCCATTTTCTGGCTCCAGATGACCTTCCAGATGGAAGGGCCCCGTGCGGCTATGGCGCATGCGCGCCGTATTGAAGCTGCCTACAAGGCGCTTCGCAGTGACCGAATCGCGAAGCGCGAGGAATTCCTCCGTAACGACGCCACGCGTCGTGGACTGGTGATCGCATGAGCGATGACCGTCCCGTGGACTACGAAGACGAAGATTTCGATTATGGAGATGACGATGGTCGGTTCGATTGCGCTGACTGAAGTCCTCGCACTCGGATCTACCGATGCGCCGTCCTATAGTCGATGCCCCGCCTGTAAGGTCGTCTACAACGACGATTGCGAATCCTGCGGCTGCCCGAACGGCGTTTCTTGGAATGATGCCGAGATCGTTAGGAACGTTCGGGAGACGCTTTCAAAGAAGCGTCGCGATGGAGAGTACCCCGATTTGTTGGATTCGATCCGACTGCATGGTATCTCCCGTCCAATCCTGATCAAAAATGGAATTGTCTGCAATGGCCACCATCGCATAGCAGCAGCGCAAGACCTGGGAATCTCTGAGATTCCATACACTGATGACCCCGAGATCGGATGGGAGGATGACTGGCCCGATGGGCAGATTCCAGATTCCTGGGCCTGAACTAGCGAGGCTGACGCATAACGCTCTTGCGTTCATGCCGGCGCGTAGCGCGGTCAAGGTCTGCCGAGTCCACCAGAATATCGGCAGCCTCAGCATCATGGCGACCGATATTTATAGCCTAGGCTACGATTCGGCAAGCGTAGAAACTGAGAACGATACGGCACAGATCGACCTGTGTCGTGCCGATCTGGTGGAACTGGACAAGATCGCACGGGCCCGCAAGAAGGACGCAGTCGAGATCGATATCCGTCACCAGGATGGACTGTCAATCCTAGACGATAACGGCGCATGGATGCCGATGCGCGATGCATCGGAGCAACGCAATCCTGTCGATCTCTGGGACCGCTGTTACGACCTGCTGACTCGCGAGACGCCAACGCGTCTCGTCCTGATCGATCCGAAGATGATGGCTGCCTTCGGCAAGATCAAGGCTGCTGGCGAGACCATCGCCGACCTCTCCATCTCCGACGGTGATGAGCAGATCTCCGTGAAGATCGGATCCACGTTCGTTGGCGCCATCATGCCAGTCGATCGATACACGGCAGCACAGTCCGAAGAGATCGGAGCTGAAGGGCTCTGGCCATCAATTTAGGCAATTTCTTGACGCTTGGCAGGAGGATGGCGTGTTGGTGTATCGGGTAGCAACAGCAGAAAGGATGCCCTACGGCGTTCCTGGGGGCCCGTACAACGGGCCGGAAACCGATGAATGGCAAAAAGACATGGCGTGGGCGCACAGCAACCGGGATCATCCAAATCCATATGACGATGGCGGTCTGCACGGAATTCTGGATGACGAATTCTGTGCCTTCGCATCCATGGAACTGCTGACGTCCTGGTTCAAGGACTGGCTGGACAAGCTCCATGAAGCCGGCTACCTGAAGCACGTCTACGACGTGCCAGACGAACATGTTCGATTCGGAGAGAAGCAGGTAGTAGCCAAGCTCAAGCTTGGCGCTCTCGTCCGGACAGAACCGATCCTGGTTGCGGCATGACTACGCAACGCGTGGTCTGGCGCAACCGCGAGTGGACCGATGCCGAGTGGGCCGAGTTCCTGCGACTGCTCTTCGGCCCCCGACCACCTGCCAAGTGATCCGAGCCGTCGTCAACTGCTGCCGCCCTGCGCTACCTTGACTCCAGACGCAAACGTGCGCCAGGGGTTCCAGCCCCTGGCGCACAGCGACCGACTGTGAAGGAGTCGAGTCATGCCTAGTCTAACCATGCCCGTGGCCACTGGTGTGCTTAGGGCCGTTGACTACAATCGGGTCTCCACCGAAGAGCAGCGCAAGGGTTATGGCATTGCTGCCGGCCTGCGCAAGTCTGCCTCCTTCATCACCCGCAAGGGCTGGGACCATGTAGGCACTTACAAGGATGAGGGTCTGTCTGGATCCTTGGAGATGGGCTCCCGAGCGGACTTCGATCGTCTCATGCTCGACGCGAAGACGATCGACACCTTTGGCAGGCGTGCCTTTGATGTGGTGGTGGTACCCAAGGGCGACCGCATCGGCCGTACCGGCCGCGCCTTTTGGCGTTGGGTATGGGCACTTGAAGACATCGGTATCTTCGTTGCCCTAGTAGACAAAGACTGCGACAATACGACTCAAGCCGGGCGTTCCGAGTTTCGCAAATCTGCGGACTATGCCGAGACCGAATGGGAAACGATCCGCTCTCGAACTCAAGACGGCCTTCAAGAGAAGGCCTATGCTGGCGGCTGGATCGGCGGCCCACCACCTTTCGGCTATGAGATCGAGAATCAGGGCAAGCGTGGTGAATCTCACCTGATCGTTTGCGATAGGGAAGCCCTCATGGTTCGGATTGTCGTAAAGGCCCTCCAGGAAGGCGACAGTCTGAACGATGCCGCGATCATCCTCAACATGGAAGAGCAGTTCACTCGATCGGGCAGGCCCTGGGGACGTGAGAATCTGCGTCACCAGATATTCTCTGACGCAATCCTTAACGGATACGTCATCTTTAGGAACACAGCCGTCAATGCGAAGGCTGGTCCCGATGGCGAGCCGCTATACGGCCCATCGGTGAAGATCCCAGTCCCTCAGTTCCTGACCGATGATGAGGTTGCCTACCTGCGAGAATGGCAGATGCGGTCACGGAAGCCCAAGCGCCGTGCTGATGCCACTTACCCTCTGTCTCTGCGCCTGATCGGCATGTGCGGCAAGCACTATAGTGGCCAGGGGCGGTCAGAATCTGGATACATTCGCGGCTATCGATGCTCCGGAAAGAATCAGTCTTATCCGGGCGCCCCTACTTGCAACGATCATAACATCGATGCCAGCACCCTCGAAAAGGCCGTGTGGGATCTCCTCTGCACGAAGCTCGGCGATCGTGACAAGCTTGAGGAAATTTCGGCTGAATGGCTGAGCCTTGCCGGAGAAGGATTCGAGATGCACGAATCCCGGATTTCCGACCTTGAGTCGGCAATCAAGCGACAGAATTCCGTCATCAGCACGACTGTGGTGAGCCTTGCAAGGCTTGGACAAAGTGAAGAAGAGATCGCTGTGGCCGTACGGCCACTCAATGAAGAACTTGAGCAGATCCAAAAGATGAAGGCTGATGCCGAGGCGTGGTTCAAGGAACGGGAGGATGGCGCGCAGCGCGGGCGGGATCTTGCTGCCTTGGCGCAGATGGCGCAGGAAAGGCTTGGGGACGAGTCTCTAGAAACTCAGGCGCGCTTCCTGGACCTACTAGACGTACGCGTGCACATCCTGTCTCCTGTACCGATTCTGGCCGGCGGTCATCCCTGCACGGTGGCCGGCTGGTACGAAGAGCGGAAGCGAGGTGTCCCGATGGAGCTGACAGACGATCAGTGGGCGCGTGTGGCGCCCCTAGTGGGCTCTACAGACGCGCTGAGAAGGCGCGTCAACGCCGTACTTCACAAGGCTCGTTCGCGCTGCCGTTGGGCCGATCTGCCGTCGGAGTACGGCTCGCCAAACACGGCGCGCCGGGCATGGACTCAATGGTCAACGGGCCTGTGGGCGCAGGTGGATCAGGTTCTTGATGATGCCGAGAGGAGTGACTTCGTGCCTACGATGCGCCCGCTGCCAGACTTTGAGCTGCGCGTAGATGTGGACCCCCGCATCTTGGTAGTCGCGGAACCATCCCGAACGGAGTGGTTTCCCCACTCGCAGGATGTGCGTCCACGGCTTCACCTGCGGATCGATCGGGAATCCGCACAGCTTCGAACAGTCCTGACTGCCGCGTGACATCAAGGGCACGCTATGATTCGAACGTATCTTCGATCCTTCTACCTGAGTGCTTCCGGCCAAACCGCTGTGATCGCGTCATGACGGTTAGTTGACACTTGACACCCGATCCTGCGGGTATCTATGGTCTTGGTAGGCAATCACGTTCGCGGCGCTAGAAGGGTCGAGATTAAATGCCACGACCGAGGACACTGCCTGATGATGAAATTCTGGTGCGGGACAAAGATTTCCTGGGTCTGAGTCTCAATGAAATCGCGGACAAGTACGGCGTGAGCAAGCAGGCCGTAAGCGCGCTTTTCATTGAGATGGGTAGACCATGGGGCGCGGTAGCGCCGGTAAATTACCGGGACTATCTGCCCTGGGACATCGGTCGCGATCATCAGGCCCTTGATGCCGCACAGAGGCTCAGGGCACACATCAGGTGGAGGACAGGACACCCGTCGACAGACGCGCAGTTGCGTCGTCTGTCCAACTGGCATGCACGCATCACACGCGAGAATGTAACAGTTGTGTACGATCCTGTCCTGCCGTCGCCGTGGATCTACGTGCCGCGCACGGCTTCTGACGGAGAGTTGATCATCCGCTGGCCGGCAGACATAGAGCCTCCGACCGACGTTCAGCGCGCTGTCCTGCTGCTACCCAGGGGCCCTGAGCTGGGCGAACGGCATGTCAGGGAGACTCTGAGTAGCTAGCCTTTACAACTTCATTACACATCGTCACATGTCAGTGCTCGGTCCTAGAGTGGGCCGAGCACTTTCGTTGTAGGTTGAACTTGACGCTTGACAGGCGCACAAAGTGCGCGCGTATGATCGTCGTCACACATCAAGCGGAGCGGGATGGGTCAGTTGCGTGACAGATGTGATGGAACAGCGTCAGCGGGGGGCAGTTGATGACATTGGCGTCCGTACTGCCGGACGAACGTGGGCCGCAGACGGCCAAAACCGAAACCTTGTACGATGATGCGCCGTATGCCCGATTGATGGTCTTTCACTACCAGTGGGCAGATGTGTACTGGCTCTACGTCAGCGAGCACACCGACCCGGACGCCATCGAAGATCTCTGGACACACCTTCCCAAGACTGCCCGCTTCTCCGAATCAGAACCGTGCGCACGTGGATTCGGCAACGACGCAACACGATGCGTCGTGCACACCTTTATTGCTCGGAGAGGAGAACTGATTGAGTCAAGTCTCACGCCGGAGGTCTTTTTCACAAGTCAAGTCATGGGCCAGCTGCTCTGAGGCGTACCGACTGGAGCGCATTGTACGGGCCCCGCGACGGCCGGCAGCATGGTTCACTCATGGCACCGCATTTCACGCCGCCGTAGAGGCGTACGAGCGCTCTGGACGCACACTGACACCGGATCAGTGCATCGCCGAATTCGAGGCCGCATGGGCTGTCAGCATCATGCAGGATTTTGAGAAGGAACCTGATCTGTCGGTGTGGATGACCGGTGGCCGGCGCAAGCCGGAGATGGACATCGAAGTCCGCTACGCCGAAGGCAAAGACATGGTCCTCCAGTACCTTGACTACATCTCCAAGAGTGGTGAGACGATCTGGACGGCGCCCGATGGGCGCCTAGCGGTCGAGCTGGAAATTGAGTTTGAACTCTCCGGCGTTCGCGTTATCGTCTACATCGACCAAGTCATCGTGACCAACGCTGGCCGGCTGGTCGTCCGGGATCTGAAGACCGGATCATCCTTCAACAGCCCGATCCAGCTTGGCACTTACGATCTGGCGCTTTCCGCCGAGTACGGCGTCAGGACCGGTTGGGGTGACTTCTACCTGGCCAAGAAGAATAAGCCGTCGGCACCAATCGATCTGAGTCCCTACACGCCTGAGCGTGTAGGTGCATGGTTCAAGGCCATGGACTCTGCCGAGTCTCAGGGCATCTACATTCCGAGTCCTGGCGATCACTGCCGCGTATGCGGCGTATCCCAATGGTGTGTCGCCAACGGCGGCACCGACTATCAGGAGGCATCTTGACCACGCCATACGGCGCCCCTACTCCTTCGACTCCGCCGGAGTCTCCTCTCAGCATCAACTTCAGGATCCCCGAGGTCCCTGGCGGTCCTCAGCTCACTGTCCGCGCGGGCAACGGCAATGAACTTGCCGGGCTGACCGAGGATGTTGCGCACGCTGGTGCGCGAATCGGACATGCCTTGACCGAGTTCCGGGCCGGCTTCCTTGCCGGCTCCGGGATGCCTGCCGAGGCTCCGTCAGTTCCGGCCGTAGCGGCGCCCCAGCCGCCCTATCAGGCTCCGCCGGAGCAGCAGTATCAGAATCCCTCTGGTCCGCCCCCCTGGATGGCTCCCGCCACGCCGCCTCAGCAGGGATACTCGATGCCTGCGCAGCCTCAGCCGCCGCAGACCGGTAGTGGTCCAGTGCCGATGTGTCCTCATGGTCCGCGGACCTACAAGTCTGGCATTTCCAAGGCTGGCAAGCCGTATGCCATGTGGACATGCACTCAGCCGCAGGGACCGAGCCAGTGCGAACCTGAGTGGGCCAAGAGCTAACTCTCTTTTGCCTCATTAATTGACGCTTGACAGGTAGCCGCTTCGGCGGCTACCTTCAGGGCAGAGAGAGGGGAATTGCTTACTCTCACTCAAGCGAAAAACCAGCGGGGATCCGCTGGTGAGCCTCTACCGGACATCTTCCAGTCCTTTGCGCAGAACGGCATCTATATCCGGCAGGGACAGTTGACTCTGATCTCTGCCGCTCCGGGGATCGGCAAGAGTGTCTTGTCTCAGACGATCGCCACGAAATGCGGTCTTCCTGGATACTACTTCTCTGCGGACAGCGACCAGTTCGAAATGTATTGCCGCTGTGCGGCGATGCTGACTGGCTGGCGAAAGCAAGACATCGAATCGAGTGTTCTCGCCGGGCGCACGGAGACGATCGATGCTCGACTGTCCCAGTCTGCGATGCTGAGATATGACTTCAGTGGCTCGCCGACAACGGATTACATCGATGATGAGCTGAAGGCTTACGCGATGTATGCCGGCCGGTGGCCGGCGCTGATCGTGATGGACAACATCAGCAACATCGATATCGGGGGCAGCGCCACCGATACGGCTGCACTTGAAGAAGCTTGCGCTTACCTGCATGACGTCGCCCGGGAAACGGGCGCTGCGGTAATCGCACTGCATCACGTGCAGGGAACGTATAACGATGGCAATCAGCCGGTTCCGCTGTCTGGCCTCAGGGGCCAGATCGGGCGAGTCCCCGAAGTCGTCCTGACTCTGCACAACGCATCGACTGAGATCGAGATGTTCAATGGCGTCAATATTCTCGGCGTGAATGCGGTCAAGAATCGTGGCGGCAAAGCCGATCCTGCTGCACGGAACACGATTCGACTGGACTTCTATCCGGAGCGTATGGAGCTGCGGGGATAGTCAAGATCATCTTTAACTGACACTGTCGAAAATTTCTTAGGGGAGCACACGTGGACTACAAGTTGTGGATGGCCGAGGCGATGACTCGGCTGATGAAGCCGGCCAAGCCGGCATACGCGCCGAATCGTGCCGGCAGGCGCGCGGCGATGCGGAGCACTCAGAAGCGAGGAAAGGGGTTCACCAAGTGACCTATCGCGAGATTCGCGTCTATGACGAGAACATTCATCTCGTCACCGAGACTGACGGAACTCACACCGTGAGCAAGCTTTTCGGCAAGTCTCCTTACTTCGGCACGAATCAAATCGAGCTGTCTCGGGGTGAAGCCTTCCGGCATCCTCATGACGAAGAGTACGACAGGATCGGGCAGTATCTCGCTGTTCGACGTGCCCTGTTGGCTGAAGCTGAGGTGCTTGCCAAGGCTCTTGCCCTTCTTGGTGTGACCGTCGATTGACCGCACGTAAGGGCTATCGACCCTGCAAGAAGTGCCACCGAGATCGGGCAGAGAGATTCTTCACCTCGGCCAGAGGCCATACGTGCTCATCGTGTCGCAAGAATGGCCGCTCTGCGGCCGGACATGAGGCCAGAGTCATGGCCACCTATGGACTCGCCAAGGGCGAGTATGAAGCACTCTTCAAGGCTCAGGACGGCCGATGTGCCATCTGTGGTGGAAGGCGCCGAGAGCGCCTATCGGTAGACCACTGCCACAAGACTGGGCTCATCCGAGGACTTCTCTGCCGAATGTGTAATGGCCGTCTGCTGACGGCTGCACGAGACAAGCCGGATGTTCTACGTGCCGGCGCTGACTATCTCGACAATCCACCCGCAGCGCGGGTGATCGGACAACGCTTCTACACGGGCGAAGACAAGAAAGCGGGGAAACTATGGTGAGCACCGAGAAGACACTTCCCGAGATCTATCGTGAGGCTGCCGAGCTAGTCCTGAAGGACGGCAAGGTGACAGGCCAAATGAAGAAGATTGCCGAGGATCGATGCTTCGGCTTCTGTACCATGGGCGCGGTTTTCGAGGCATCGGGCAACCTCGAAAAGTATGGCTCCCTCTCGTCCGACTTTGACGAGTCGGACGAGTATTACCGGCTGGTCAACCCGGTTGCCAATCAGATCACTGAATCTGGAAGGCTCGACACAATCCCGGGCCGCGATCCATTCTGGGTCATCGCGGACTGGAACGACAATCCGAGCAGCGACAAGGCTGCCCCTTCGGCTGAGGATGTTGCTGTCCTGCTTCGCGAGACTGCCGATCGCATCGAGAATGGAGACAACGCCTGATGGCAACTGCCGAGAAGACGACCATCAAGGTCGAGAAGACGATCCAGGCCGATGAGGATGCCTATATCCTGACGCTGTCCAAGGATGAGGCCGAGACCCTTCGCGCCGTCGTGGGAATGCACGTTAACGGCGCCGGCCGGCGCAAGCATACCGACGCCATCTGGCACGCACTTAATGCGGCTGGCATCAATCCGGGCCGTATCAGTGGGATCAAGGGCATGATCACCATGGAGAATGGCCCGGATCCGGCGAAGCCCAAGATCGGCGATCGAGTGAGGATCACCCGCGCCGACGATTACCCGGATTGGGTTGGTTGGGTTGGCATCCTTGTGGACCTTGATACCGATGACGAACCCTATTTCGTGGACAGCATCGGATGGGTTAACGACGTTGAGACGGTCAATGACTCGCCCATCAAGGTTGGGGATCGAGTGAAGATCCTTGAGGCGTACTGTGCAGAGCAGTATGTCGGAGAAATGGGAGTAGTGACTAGTGTCACCGACACTTGGCACTGCGCCGCAGGACCCCACCCCTATCGAGTTCACAGGGATGGCGGTACAGGAGAACTTCACGTCAAGCGCGTTGAGCGCGTCAGCTAAACCCCCCATCGCCGACGTTGTCCGGCACTACCATCCCGATGCGGTAGTGCCGGACCGCGAATACGGCTGGCAGAAAATGAGATGCCCGTTCCATGGGGAACGGAACGCCTCAGCATCCATCAATCTGGAAGCCGACTTCTTTCAATGCTTCGCGTGTGACGCGTCGGGTGATTCGTGGAGTATCATCATGAGGGAGGAATCATGTGACTTTCGCGGTGCCGTCGAAATCGCAGAAAGATTTTTTGGGTTCAGCGGCGGCTCAGTACGCGGCGGATCTGGCCGTGCACGGCGCGGCACAAGCTTGGCTGATGAAGCGGGCCCTGTCCGAGGCCAGCGCACGATCTTTTCAGCTAGGCGTGGTCGCAAACCCCTTGCCGAGTCATGAGCAGTACCGTGGCCGGCTGGCCATCCCGTATCTGACACTCTCTGGTGTCTGCGGGATGGCCTTCCGATGCCTTGAGTCTCACGACTGCAAAGAGGCTCATGGAGGCACCAAGTACTTGTACTCCAAGGGCGACAGCAGGCGCATGTTCAACACTCCGGCCTTGGATACTCAGTCCCCATGGATTGCGATCTGTGAGGGCGAGATGGACACCATTGCAGCCACTCAGGCCGGTGTGCCGGCTGTAGGAGTCCCTGGCGTGACCAACTGGCAGAGATACTGGGCCAGATGCTTCAAGGGCTTCGATACGGTCTACATCTTGGCTGATGCGGATGATGTCGGCCAAGGATCCGAGATGGCCAAGAAGATCGAGAGCCACGTGCCGCAGGCACGAACCATCCTCATGCCTCAAGGGCATGACGTGAACTCGCTCATTATCGAGCAAGGACCAGAAGCGCTGATAGCGCGGATTGGAGCATGATGGCAGCGAAACGCTGGTATGCCCTAATTGATGTGGACGAGAGGGGCCCGTACCTGTCTTTCACGGGATTTCCTAGCGCCAAACATGCGCGGGAGTGGGGAAGCCTTCTTGTAGAGAAGAACCACAAGGGGAAGCTGATCGACGTCATCAAGCTGTCCGTCAATTCGCGCGGGGCATTGGGGAGGCTGAAGAAGTGACTAGTCCGGTACCGAGTCCTAGCGCGGGATCGAAGAAGCCGAAGATGAACGGCATTCGGCCTGCCGGCGTGATCGTGGACGAGACGCGCAGCGTCCTGACAACCCAGATGTGGTTTGCCGTGATGGAGCGGCCCGATGGCTCGATGTGGATTCGCTCCATCGGATATGGCACGCAAGAGGAATCAGAGCGAGAGACCATGAGAGAGGATTGGGAGGCCGATCCCATTGCGCATATCTGCATGTCCCAGCTCACCCGGGACGCACTTCAGAACAACCATATCTACTTCTGAGCTATTTCTTGACGCTTGACAGATTGGGGCACGATGAAGAGCTTTGACATGGCTGGTGGCTGGGACTTCGAAGAGATCGAGAGGGAAGAGAAAGACCGATCGGCAAACATGATTCGCGACAGCTATAGGCGAATCGTGGAGACTGCCGTAGGCATCGAGGTGGACGCAATCAACGCTGGCGCCCCCAAGGATCTTGCGAAGGCAGTTTCTCGCCTTGCGCTTGCTCGCATGCTGGGACTGACGACTTGACCAAGGAACAAACGATCCTGGTATGGCCCGATACCCAGATCCCAGAGCAGGACAATCGCGCGGTCAACGCGCTGATCTCCTTCATCAACGACTTCGGCCCTGATGGCATCGTTGACATCGGCGACTGGATGGAGTTCAGCCCTCCGTCCCGCTGGTCCAAGGGCACCGCCCAGGAATACGACACAAGTCTGACCCGTGACCTCAAGGTGGCTCATGGAATTCAGGCGCGTGTCCGCGCGGTGCATGATGGTTGGTGGAAGCGTCATCTCGGAAATCACGATATGCGAGTGGCCGACTCTGTTCGCCGTTACTCGCCGTGGCTGTACGGCTATGAGGGCATCTCGTACGACTCCATGCTGAAGCACGAGGAGTACGGGATCGAGACTCTGCCGCTGATCTACGACATTGCCCCGGGCTGGATCAGTACCCATGGCCATAAAGGCACTCACATGTCTCAGCGGCCGGCAGGCACGGCCATGAGCCTGGTCAAGAGGACCAGCAAGAGCGTCGTAATCGGCCATACACATCGTGCCGGGCTGGAGCCCTGGGATAGGGGCTACAACGGCCATACGGACCGACTGTGGGCTATGGAAGTCGGGAACCTGATGGATATGCGCAAGGCGTCCTATCTGGAGATCGGCTCCGCGAACTGGCAGACCGCTTTTGGTCTGCTTCACGTCAAGGGCCGGCAGGTCCGGCCTGAGGTCATCTACATCACGAACGGCCGTTTCGTTGTCGATGGGAAGGAGTACAGGTGACAGACGAGTGGACTGGCCGCAAGTACGTCGGCATTGGAGCGGACGCGCGTCCGCTGGAAATCATCTCGGAGCCCTTCAAGGGTGGCGAGATTCAATACGTGGCCTTCAAGAGCGGACTCGAAGTTGCAGTTGTCCGCACGGACTCTCTCGATGAAGGCCGCTTCGGTCTCTTCCGGCGCATCATTGAGCCGAAGTACAAGGTTGGCGACAGGGTTGTTATCGGTGACGACGTCTACACCATCGATGCAGTGTCGTCCAAGCCCGATAAGGATGGAGAATTCCTTTACATCCTCAATAGCCCAGAGGACATCGATTACTCATGGCAGCTCTACATCGACCGTAAGGCCGATGCATGACAGATATCGACTGGCAACCGATCACCGAACTCGCGAAGCGAGTCGGGAAGAAGTACGCGGCCAAGTATCCGGGCATTGATGCCGAGGACATCTCTCAGGAAGTCCTGGTGAAGCTTGTCGAGCATCCCGACATCCTTCGGGCCTTCCCGGAGAACATTGCCGTTGTCACGGCTCTCATGGGCAAGCTTGCCGCCGGCTATGCGTCGATGGAGCGATACGACTACACGGTTCGATCGGCGAAGTACCTCTACACACCGGACGAAGTCAGGGCACTTCTTGAGCATGCCTACTGGGATGAGTCCCTGAGAGAGACATCAGTCCCGACAGGACCGGACGACAGGACGGCACTGGTCGTCTGGCAGAACGTCTGCGTTGCCCTCTGGGATCTCGATGCCGCATTCACCGCGCTCAATCCGGCCGATGCATTCCGGCTCCAGTCGCGTTACTGGATGGGGAACGAGTTCCCGACCGATGCAGCGAAGAAGGCTTGCTATCGAGCCGTGGACACTCTCACTCGATACCTGAATGAACGGGTCAATCGGAGCACTGTTGACCACGACGGACCAGGATCCCGTAAGGCCGGCAAGCTGCCGGCCGCAGCATAAGGAGGATGGCGTGAACTCTGAAACGTCGGTAGGACTTGCGTGTGTTGGAGTGTTCTTCGGGCTCCTGGCAATCCTGGGCATTGATGCCCTAGTGGCCCAGGGACTTCACTGGCTCTTCCCCCACTTCTGGGGATTCTGGCGTGACTTTGTTGGAGTCATCATCGCCGTATTCTTCCTCAATCATCTGCGCGCACGCTCCGTCAAGAGCTGATGTACAAGCGACTGTTTGAAAACCTTGAACGGCGGGGCATCAGCCCCGCCGTTTCGGCAAATCTCAAGCGCATATCGATGCGATGGATAGGAGAGAAGCGGTGAGCCTGAACATGGAAAAGTACACGACAGTCTATCTGGAAGTCACGTGGTCCAGTGGCGATAGCGAGAAGCTGACACTCCTAGATGGCACGAAGCTTGATGACGTGGTGTCAACTCTTGACGACATCAATTCGGAAGAGTTCTTTGGACTCATCCAGTGGGACACTTCCGTCGTATGCCTGCGACTTGATCTGATTCGTAAGATCAAACTCTGGACCGAAGAGAGGTACCGATGAGGATCCTCATTACCGGCTCGCGTCAGTGGACGGACCAGACAAGGCTAGAGACAGAGATTTTCAAGGCGGTAGCGCAGGCGCACGGCGAAGCCTTCATGGGCTATCGGATCCCAGTCACCTTCGTTCACGGCGCCTGTCCCCTCGGCGCAGACCAGATGGCCTCTGACTACATCACGAAGATTCAGGCAGTCAACGAGCCTGGTCGCATCTACCATGAGAAGCATCCTGCCGATTGGGAGAAGCACGGTAAGTCTGCTGGCCTCATCAGGAATGCCGAGATGGTCAAGCTCGGTGCTGACCTCTGCATTGCCTTCATCGTTCCCGGCCGCAGCCGGGGAACAGAGCATACTGTCCGGCTTGCCCGCACTGCGGGCATCGAAGTCTGTGCGGTGATCGCCTAATGGCTATCCGAATCAGAGCAACATTCGTTATCGAGTACGATGCGGATCCCGGTGACTATGGCACTGACGTACCGGCAGATATGGCATCGGTTGATGAGGAGAATTACACTAGCGGCTCCGTAAGTCTGGATGAGCTTGCCTATGGTGGCGATGACGTCACGATAGCTGCGACTTTCGAAGGGCTGGTAGTCAATGACTGAGTTCGAGGTCGGAGACATCATTGAGTGCCCCACCGACGATAAAGAGCGGGAGCGATACGAAGTCAAGTACGTCATCCGTCAGCCCGATGGCCGAGTCTTCTACATCGGCAAGGTATTGACCGGCGATCGTGTCGGACATGAGCTTTGGGGGATCTTCAGTACGGCTCGCAAGGTCGAACCATTCTTTGAAGCTGGCAAGACATATCGGGATCACGACGGAGAGCTGTTCGAGGTGCAGCACGTATCGGAGCGATACGGCAAGAAGATCGCGGCCGGCTGGGCTAAGTATCCGGACATGGATGATGGATACTGGATTTCCAAGACCATGTTCGGTCGGTGGACCGAGGTGAAGGACTAGAACGACAGAAAGCCCCCGCCATCAGGCGGGGGCTTTCGTGTTTCGGCAGTAAGTAATCCGTGACTCACGTCAGGTACTGCCTGATGCCAGCCCATTGGAGCCGACCCTGATATCAGCCTAGCTCACCGTTCTTGATCGCGGAGACGAACGCCGACCAGGCTTCAGAGCCGAACTGAAGTGCCGGCCCCTGGGGGTCCTTCGTGTCGCCTACAGCGACACCATCAACAGCGGCAACCTCTACACAGTCGCCAGACGCATTGCTGTAGCTGGCCTTACGCCAGGTGCCCTCGATACCGTGCTTCATCATGGCGCATACTCCTTAGCGAGTTGGTGTAGCCAGTCGCGCGTTCGCTCTGGCGGATCCGCAGACGCCATGAGTCGACTGAAAGCGTCTTCATGGCGATCGAGGTCTGATGGTCGGTCCATATAAAGTGCACCGGTCATAGCCTCTGTATAGGCCACGGTTCCGGGCACTTCGTCAGTGAACTCGAAGAGCACGAAGCTTTGTCCCATGCTGGCATGGGCTCCGGCAGTGAAGGGCAGGAACTGCACCACAACCTTGGAACTTCGCGAAAGATCGGCCAGCTTGAGTAGCTGAGCTGCCATAATGGCCGGCGATCCAACAGGGCGCCGGGCAACAGCTTCGCTCATGACTGCCCAGATCTGCGGACCCTCTGGACGATCAAGGATCGCCTGGCGCTCCATCCGAAGCGCAACACGTTGATCAATCTGGTCGCTGGTCTCCAGTGGATGCCCCACTTGGAACACTGCCCGAGCGTAGTCCTGGGTCTGGAACAAGCCGGGGATCAACTCCTGCTGGAACGTGCGGATCCTGGCAGCGTCAGCCTCAAACCCTACGTAGTCGGCGAACCAGCCGGGCACCGAGTCTCCGTAGGACTGCCACCATCCTCGCTGCCGGCTACGGCGAGCAAGATCTCTGATCGATCGCACCTCGTCATCGGCCGTTACCCCATAGATTTCAAGCAGGGGACGTACGTCCGCATCCCGAAGGGCGATCTCTCCCGACTCGATACGAGACAGCTTGCTCAGCGACCAGCCGAGCGGGGCACAGACGTCCTTGGCTGCGATGTTCTGGTCTGACCGCAACTTGCGCAGCGACGCGCCCAGACGTCGCCTCAGCACGGTTGGACTCTGCACGCTGCCTCTCCCAGGTCGATGACGCACATACAGTCTCCCACCACCTCTCACCTGATCAACCCCCGGCTCGCGCGATCATGCAACTTGCACTTGCTGTCAAATTTGCACTTGCATCGGAGCCTACCTGCGGGGCATCATGAAGTCAGGAAGATTGCTCATAGTGATCGCGAGTCGCCCATGAGTGATCTTGATCCGGCATCAGATTGGATCATCATGGGATCAGCCGTGTTAGCTGTGGCTTGGAGACGCTTCTACGTCAGTACGCCCGAAGGGCTTTCGTCGCTCAGGCGACACTGCCGTCGGTCCATGGAGCTGCAATGGCTCCTACTCAATCCCGTCCTCGATGCCGCAGAGCTGGTCATCAGCGAGCTAGCCACGAACGCGATCAGGCACGCCGATGGTGTGGAGGGCATAGACCTGCGGATCGTAGACGTCTACTACGACCATCCCGTCCTGACGATCGAGTGCCGAGATGGATCCCCCGTCTTCGATGTTGTGGCGCCCGGCAACTCCCTCTCAGACAGCTGTCGCGGTCTGGGTATCGTCACCGCGCTCACGGACCACTGGCACATAGAGCCCAGGGGTTCAGGCAAGTCAGTGATCGCGGTCATCGACACGTCACTCAAACGGGTGAAGCTGTAGACCAGACGCTTTGATGAAGGCGCGAGGGGCAAGATGCCCCTTCCATAGACTCCTCCGGAGAGTCGCTGACCCTTCTATCTCCGGAGGACGCGTGGCCGTCGGTCGGCCGCCACGCAAAGAAGCCCCCCGCCTGATGGCGGGGGGCTTCGTCGTTCTAGCTACTGGACTCCAGCTGAGTCACACGCTGGTCCAGCGCGGTAAGGGCCGTGGATGTGTTGGTGGCGTGCTGACTCAGCTCATCGCCAAGACGCACAACCGCAGCAGTGTTCTCGGCAACTGCCGTGACGAAGTCATGAAGCTTCGCCAGACTCTTGGCACACATGGCCAGTAGGGCACCCGCAGTGCCTATCGCAGCCATGATGGTCGTAATGGTGTCGATGCTCATAACTCAGTCATCACGCACCAGGCGCGACAGGCGCCTCAGCCGCCGGAGCGGCTGGCACAGCTATCGGCACTGCACTGGCCGCATGCTCAACAGCCGCAGCCAGCTTCCGCAGCTCGGCCGCAGCATCAGCCCGAACACGATCAACATCGGCCGTGGCCTGAGCCTTCAGCTTGGCCACCTCAGCCTCAACTGCCTTGGCAACGCTCGGATCATGAGTCTCTACATAGTCCACAACGCCCGTAGCGTCGTGCTGAAGGGTGGCCACGTTGCCAGTAGCCACGGCGGTTGCAACGCCAGTCAGACGGGCGCTGACGTAGCTCAGCGCGTTGTGCAGAGTGACACCAGACCCAACGACAGTCAGCAGTTCAACAAGGCTCATCAGACAGCACTTCCCTTCAGGGCAGACAGGAGATTGGCGACCATGGCCGCATAGCCGGCCTCAACAGCCGCAGTGATCTGAGCGGCGGACGGACCGCCAATGGATGCAATGGTGGCGAGATCGGCCTTGATGGCTGCGGTCTGCGCGTCGCGCTCATAATCGACGTACGCCATGACGCCACCAGGCGTCATGGCCTTCTTAGTGGCAACGTTCGTCATCTGGAAATTCCAGACAGCGGCAGCGATGTTCTTGAGGTCGTCGGCATCGAGAGTGGCCAAGACATCCTCCTTCGGTCGTGGGTACTGCCCATAGTCGGCAGTCTGGGCATAGTCGTAATCGGCAGAGCCGCTGAACAGCGTTCCCTCTTGACGGATATTGGCGTGAGCACTCCACTTGCCATCCGACCAGGCCATGGTCTGCCAGAAGAAAGATGCTGTGGCTGGCGAAGCCGCCACGCTCTCAACCGCGTAGTAGCCACCGTAGAATCCGGATCGGCTAATGCCGATCACAGAATTCACGCCATCCATGTACTGATTGATTGTGTGGAACCGCGATCCGCTCGCATCGAAGTCACAGGCGAAATAGATGACCGTGTCATCGGGAAGGCCAACCGCCTTCCGCTGTGCATCGGCAGTCTGGGCATCGGCCACGCCAGCGGCATAGCCGCCAAGCATTCGATTCGCAGCGCCTTCCCAGACCACGATGATATCCAGGCCGTGAGCCTGATAGTCGGTGACCTCGGACGCGGTAATGTTCTTGGTGGAATCAGGACTCAGATATCGGGCCACAAAGTGGGCGCCAGACGCCAGGATCTGACTTGTATCAGGCCGTGCCCAAGCGATATCGATTCCCATCACGTCAGTCAAGGTGCCTCCTTACACGGTCTGGTAGGTCATCTGAATCCGCATGTACGACGTCGCGGACGTCCACGTATATCCGCTGCCAGAGCCAACGGCAACGTAGCTCTGTGAAGAGCTGAGCGCCATTACGCTAGCAAAGGTGGCTGCTGATCCCACATCGGAAAGCAGCGGATGCCATACGGCACTTGCATCACGGAATTTCCCTGTGCCCTGCCAGCCCATATCTCCAGACACAGTGGCCGATTGGATGGGCAGAGACACATTGATGGATCCAGTACCGAGAGTAGATCCAGTGCCCCACTCAAGATCGGCAGTAACGAAACACGTCTTACCGACTTGCGCATAGAGGCCCCGGGCCACAGAGGCGCCGAGAGCCGACAGTCCAGACCACGTAGGCGTGTATGGCTGCCAGGCGCCAAGCGTGATGTTATTCCAGGCTGTTCCGTCCCATTGCTGATAGCAATCCAGATCGTAGCGATAACACATGTCGCCTGTCGCAGGAGACGGATTCGCGGCAGTCTGAGCGATTGAAGAAGTGTACTTCGGAATCACTATGCCATCGAGGTCAGTGGCCAACGTCTGGAGGGACGCCGGCACATTCGGTGAATCGGCCAGCGATGGATAGGTCAGTCCGGACTTGGGTGTGCTTGCAGACATTCAATCTCCTCTCAAGATCCAGCCAGAGTGATATCCCCGAGCTGAATACCGAGGATGATGAAAGATCCGCCAAGGGATCCGATCAGTAGAACTGTTCCCGCCGATGGCGCCGTGGACCAGGCGCTACTCAATCGCGGCACCCATCGGAAAGTTTCTGATCCGATCGTCACCTGTGACAGATTCGCGTCAGCAGTCTCGGACGCGACAAAGAGTGCCTTGTAACATTTCATCGCCGTACCAAGACCAGCAGCACCAGGAGACTTTTTGGGTGAGGCAGCCACGGAGTTTGCGAGACGTCTCACAGAATTGACTGACATCACGTGCCTCCCGACAGTTGATAAGTGAGGGTCCTTGTGGTGCCGGTGAACTGCTCGCCAGGTCCCAAAGGAATCGTGAAGGTGTCCAGCAAGTGCAATTCGGTCTTGCCGTCCGGATAGACGACCAGAACGATATCTCCGGCCTCAAGAGCTGGATTGGGGCACACTGTGAAAGATAGCGATCGGGCCAGTCCAAGGAAGTTCTGGAGCTGCGCCTCAGCCGCTACTGCGGCATCTGCAATCGTTGTGATCAGGCTGTTGGTGTAGCGGTAAGTGCTGGCACCGAACGGCCCCTGGGGATTGCCCGTAGCAGACGGACCGTAATACGTAGGACTCCGTGGATCCGTGTCACACGCATAGCCAACCGGGGGCGGTCCAGATCCAGTTGAGGATCCGTAGCACGACACTGCGTTGTAGACGCCGGACCGGCTGACAGTCCTCTGTGCCTGCACCAGGACGCCAGTGGATGATCCTCCGGCCGCGATAGCAGCCGGCGTGCTGGCGTCCATTACCCACACCGCCGCACTGGTCGGCGTGGACTGACTCAGTGATGGAATCGGAACGTATTGGGCAATACCGTTGGCATCGAAGTAGCACTCTGCGTTCAGGAATCCTGCAATGGTGCTGACTGCATCCCATCGGTCGGTATCGAAAGTCGTGCCTCCAGGAGTTGTTCCGTCACCAAGACCAGGCGCGAACTTCACTGCTGCATACGGGACGACGTCCTGAATCAGGCGCGTTCCCACAGAGACAACGTCCTGTCCGGACCTGTCGATCGGATCCAGGAAGCTGGCCTCGATGACCGCTTGAGAGCGGTCGAAGAAATCCACGATGGGCAATCCACCATTGGACTGCCCGGGGGCAGTCTCCTCATAAACGTCTTCGATCCTGAACCAGCCGAGACTGATCATCTCGGTCGTTCCATCGGGAAAGGTGATGCCCTGTTTGATATTCAGCTCGGCGCCATACGGGGCCAAAGCAGAGTTCGCGAAGGTGGGGAAAAAAGTCGGGTCACCGATCGTGCATGTTCCCGAGCGTCGGGTCTTCGACGTCCGATCGACCGTGATCGTGCCATCCACGATCGGCACACCAGCAACGACAAGCGCTTGGTTGTACCAGACGTCTACGGTCGTAATGGTGACGTGAGAGCCCCTGAGGGCCGTCAGGAAGCGGTCGGATACTGGCAGCATCAAATACCACCGGGGCCCGTGCCGTAGGCTTCGTCAAGAACGCTCAGGTAGGTTGCACGGTCATCAAGCAGGTTCTGGTAAGTCCCGAAGTTCGTCACCAGCAGATAAGAGTTGCCGGGGATCGATGTAAGAGCGCCGGAAGGCGAATCGACCTCGGTGAAATCGATCTGCCAAATACGAGTCAGGTCAGACGACGTCTGCGCCGGCCGCTGTTCTGTGACGTCACCAGCGATGAAATACATGTCGGCGAAGTAGTCATCAGGTGTAGCCTGAAAGAACAGGGTAGTTCCAGGCTGGAGAAGACCCAGGATCGACTGATAGTCGGTCGTGCCAATCGTCATCAGACTCAGCGTGCCTGTACGTCCGGTAAGGACGTCCGAGACAACCACCGGATTCGATCTGCCAACCACGGGATAGACCTGCTGACGAGACGGACGCTTGACGTCCGACAGAGTCTGAATGGTGACCTGAGTATTCAGAGCCGACTGGGACAAGTTTTTGAGCCAGCCGACACTACTCGACACAGGGATCGTCACTGCTGGCGAGACGATCTGATATGTGGTTGTGGTGCCATCAGGCTTCGGCTGTTCCACGATCACCGCA